AGAGTTGTTTGAAAAAGATTTTCATGAAAATTTTCCTGCCGAGTATCCAGAAAGTTGCGAGTGGATGGGTAAATACCACTACCCCAAAGCAGAGATAATAAATTTATTATAAAACTTCCACCGAGCTGGCCGGTTCCCTTAACAGGGGATGTGTCAGACCAGCGGTTATCGGGATAGTGGCTGGTGATGTATAACCCCCGAGGAAAGGGACCCGTACTGCCTCGTCCGCCTGTTCTCACGATTACAGGTCCGGGGCGCGGGTTGCCTTCTCACTTACCCAATTTTTCAAAAGGATACAAAAATGCCTGAAGCAATTCAAATTAGTAAAGTCCCGTCAGGACTCGCCCAGTTCCTGATAAAGGCATATAAAATGCCTCAAGAGAATGTGGCAGATGTAGTGTTGTTAGCCGACGATTTGGATGTAAGAAACGCCATCTACTTTAAAACCTGCCTGGCGCACTACCTGACCAAGTTTGAGGGCTACACGCCAGACGAGGCAGTTGAATACCTATCCACCCCTAAAACCATCGACACCGCAGAGTGGCGCCCTATGCAGGACAGATTTCTAGCCACTGCGGTATTTCTAACTTTTCCGTCGGAGGGTTCATGAACCATATAATTTATTCAGGTCTTAGCATGCTGACAGGAACGCACTTGATAAAAGCTGTCGTTGCGCCGACGTCTGCTAACACCAAGACAGGGCCAATCTCACAACTCTGGATTATCCCGCAGACGACAATGCCTTCAGCTGCCGTTAAAAGCGGAGAAGACGAGGGCGTTTGCGGCGACTGCGAATTACGTGGCGGCATCTGTTACGTTAACACTGTACGGATGGGGCCCAATGCGATCGCCCGGTCTAAGACCCAACCTTGGGTAGGCGGTTACTGGCCGGCACAGACCCGTCTGGGAGCTTACGGAGATCCCGCGGCTATTCCTAGAGACAAGCTAGAAATGTTTGTCGATAAGCGTAACTTGGGGTACACGCGGCAATGGCGTCACAACGTCGGCCAAGATTTTAAAGACATTTGCATGGCATCTGTGTTCACTCTCGAAGAACGTGAGCAAGCCAAAGATATGGGATTCAGGACGTACCGTATCGGCCACGAAAAAGTCGCTGGCGAAATGTTTTGCCCCTACCCGAAAGTGACCTGCCAAATGTGCGGACTTTGCAACGGTAACCGAAACCCTAACAGGAAAGATATTGTAATTCCTGTCCACGGCGTGGGTTACAAACAAGATAACTTTCATAAACTGGAGGTGTAACGTGGACGTAAAACTTATCCTGGCTGTGGCCAGTTATCTGGAAACAGCAGAGTGGGCTGACAAACCAGAGGGCGTAAACAGCAAGGAATTTTCCGTAGATGCTTTCGAAGAAGTTAAAAGCGTCTGCGCTAAATTCCTGAAAGACGCCAAAGCCTTGCCGTCGTTCGACCAAAGCATTTACGATAATCTGTGCGGCGGTGATATTTGGCTTTCAAGGAATGGCCACGGCGCGGGATTCTTCTGCCGGGGAGATCACCCATACTACGGCGAACTCCAAGAACTCGCGAAAAAGCTTGGCTACCGCAGCCTTTTCGCAAACTACGAAGACAAGTGGGAGTTCGACCTGGGATGACCACAGAGACTTGGCTGAAAGAATTTTTGCCTGAAATGCCTGGCGAAGGCGCCGATGTAATTGAAGCTACAGCGGCGTCTCTGGCCTTTTTCAAAGGTTTCCGCAAGGAAAACTTAATAAAGCATGGACTTATACAAAGAAGATGTAGCTTGGTAGGTACGGGTCCAGCCGACTTTATCCCTGCTTTGCGAAGTGTGTTTGACCCTCTCTGTACGGCTGTTAAAAAGCAATGCAGAGACTGCCCACTTAGGGAACATCTAGGCAGACCGTGCGCTACAGATAGCTGGGTATGTCCAGGAGGTGATCCCGGCCCTTGGGATTTACTGGCGGTAGATCAAGACCCGGAGCCTTTAATCGAAGCTTTAACAAAAACCTTGGAGGATTTGAAAGATGGTCAATGAAGTCAATATTTTACAAACTCTTCAAGGCAAGCGAATTTACTTAAACCCCTTTCTTGAGGAACCTGTAGAAACAAAAATTACTGTAAAAATACCCTGGCTTGAAAGATTTCTGTCTTTTAAACCGTGGGTTAAAACAAAAGAGATCAGCGTTATATCGTCCAAACCCATGCGAACCGTGTACGAGACCCGAGAGGGTCTTATCATGCACCCTGCAATGTACGAAGAATTCAAAACCAACCTGGAGCTTAAACATGACACAAATGAATAGAAAACCCAAAAAGCAAGTAGTTCTTACTCCTGAGCAAGCCAAGATTTACAAGGCCTCGCAAAGAAACACAAATGCTATGAACCAGCTCAGTATCCTGAGTTCTTTTATGGCCTTCATGCTGCCATCTGTAATGTCGAATTATTATTTCGGCGACAATGACCTTATGGGCTCAGCCAAAGCAAATAGAAGTGCGGCAACGGTAGAGTCGTTGAAGAATTTGGCGCAAGCAAAACGCGAACGCCGCTATGAACGCAACGTCTGCAACGCGAGAGCAATGGGTCTTCTCTAGCCCTGCGGCTTCTGTACTCACTGAGTACAGAAGCCGGCAATAAATTACTGTCACAAAACCCAATATTGAGGTAATATAAATAACTTTGCCACATACCAGTTATAGGAAACACCAATGAACTTTGCACCCATTACCCAAGAGCTTCTATTGACCATGAAGCCGGGAGACCAGATCGTAGCGCCTGAAAAAGCCTGGAAACCTAATAAGATCGCCGGGGAAATACTGGCGTTGTTTAACGTACCGATAGAGGTTGAGTTGGTAAGCTCTGACTTGACCATTAAAATTCCCGCCTTAATTATCCAACGCACGGCATTCAACGACAAACACGAAAGACTGACCGCTCCTGAGCATTACAAATGGTCAAGGAACGTGGTCAAGTGGCTTCGGCTGACACCCAAAGGATTCAGCCTGTTCTTCACCAAAGGCCAGGGCGATGCCACCAACTACACCAAAGGCATTATGTCCAACCTGCGCAAGTCCAACCTTAAAGCTAAGCAACTATCCGCTACGGTATTCGACGGTAACAAACGTTACAAGGGCGTTTTCCTATGGTTAACGGAGTAACCTCCAAAAGTCTTATCGCTCGACTAGAGCGGGCAACCAAAAGAAAGAACGAAGGACCCCCGTACATCGACATAGACGGGCAGGTTACTGCGCATATAAAAACCTTGAGAGCTGAGTGCAGGGAGATTCGCCGGCGAAAACCGCCTGAACATATCTTGGTAATTCCAGAGGTTCCGCACACACAGCAGCTTCAAACCCGTTGTTTTTCAGAGTGGAACAGGCTGGTTCACAGAGTGGAGTTTTTAAAAGTAGCGAACCTCGACTGGGTTATTTCTTACGAAGCTTTCGAAGCCGATGTCGGCCTACCTCCGACGCCGAAAAGTAAGCTAGTAAAAGCAGCCCGATTTATTAAATACACCGGGTCAACTTGTACCTGGGAGGGATAAATTATGTCAAACATAAAGGTTTTTGTTTATTGGAACCTACACAAAAAATGCTGGAGTTTAAGAGCAGCTTCAGGCCCAGAAAGGGGCAAGGTAATAGCTCACCGAAAGTCGGTTCTGTTGAGAGATTGCCTGTTAAAAGTTTCAGAAGCCGGACGTCAACGCGTACTTAGAGAGAGCAGAAAGAACGTTCATGCCGGTGTTGAAGGTTATGTAGTAGATGACGACGCGCCTTTGCCAAGTAACTGGGAAGTTATTGCTTATAATCCCTACAAGTTTACGTCCTTTGTAAAAGCCGTAGGGTTTGCACCAGTAACGTCAGCGACACTGGTTAAGATGACCCCAAGTAGATTAGTATATGCGACCCAACCACAATGAAAAAATTGTTCATACCGGAAAAATTCGTAGGCAAGTCGGCCATTATCACTCACGTCTGGAAGCACGGTTGGGGTCTGGTAATCGACCAGGATAAGTTAGGAGAGTCAATTAAAGAGGGTAGGGTTCGGCATGAAGTCTTGTTGGCTCAAGCGTTCATACCGTTACCGGAAGAAAAATAAATCATAAACATCAAGGAGATAAAATGGCGAAAAGACTCATAGGCCTGACCGGAATAGCCCGATCAGGAAAAGATACCGTTGCCGGCATCTTGTGCCAGCAGCACAGTTTTATTCAAATGGCATTTGCCAACCCACTAAAAGATGCAGCCGCTGTTTTGTTCGACATGCCGCGCAGCAGTTTCGACGAGGGCGACCGAGAGAAACCCGACCCGTATTGGCATTTGTCGCCAAGGGAAATACTGCAATTCCTGGGAACGGATTTAATCAGAAATAACCTGGACCCTGAATTTTGGATTAAGCGGTCGTACCGGCAATACCTCCGAACAGAGGAATCCGTGGTATTTTCCGACGTCCGATTCGACGACGAGGCAGACTGGATAAGAAGTGAGGGCGGTGGAATTATTCACATAAACAGGTATCAAGCCGGCCTTGCTGGAGGTATGGCTAAACATGCCTCTGAAGCGGGTATAAAACACGGCGATGGAGACGTGTATGTATTTAACAACGGAACTCTTAAAGAACTGGAAGTAACTATCAAAAGCGCCTTGGAAAATTTAGAGGTGTCGGTATGGCAAAAGTAATAACCCTTGTTCAGAAGCAGCCCCCGACGGTTGTAGCGCACTACAGGCCATCGGCGGTAGCAATGTACATGGAATATTTTCAATCAATAGGCAGGCGCGACGATGCGGAATTATGCAGACAAGCACTCAAGCTTTGTACCGTTCGAACAGTGCCTGTGTCTGACGCCTTG